CCACACGATAGACGGTAGCTGGGAGGATGTACCAGCTGACCAAGGGATCGTACCCGTGATCGTGTAAGTACCGTTAAAGGTTGAGCCGCATCCACTCAAGGTTACAGACTGACCCGTAGTAAAGATCATAGGGTTAGCAACCATCGCGGTAATTACATTATTTTGTAGCGTTACGCCCACTACCGGAGCAGAGGCAAACCATAAAAACTGATTAAGTAAATCTTGAGCAGTTTGGCAAACTTCCTCGACGATGGCAGAGCTGTATAAGTTTTCGATACCAAGGTTAGCGCGTAACTCCGCCTCGGTGACGTATGTAGCTGGCACTTATTTACTCCCATCTTAAAAGAGGCCGGTAGGGCTCAAAGGGCTAAGAGCCCTACCGACTATTAGGTATTTTGCTTATGCCTTTAGGTAACGAACGATACCGTTAGGCATTTTTGCGATAGTTGCCATAAAGCCGTAAATCGCTACCTGTACTTGTAGGTTCGATACTACGTTTACTGACATATAAGCCTGTGGGCTACGGTAAACCGTGAACGCCTCAGGTGCCAAAATTAGCGCTGATGAGTCATCTACTGTGGTTTCTGTAAAGTTCTTGTCTACGTATAGATCAAGGCCTAGTACGTTACCGCGGATAGACTGAGGGCCTACCTGTCCGGCTGCGTTCATAGGTTGGATAGCGTTATAAATTGGTCGCTTTGTGGTATCGGTTGCGCCCATTAGTAGCTGCCATTGTGCGGCATTACCTACGTAGTTCTGAGCAAAGTAGCCTGTGTTTTTGTAGATGGCTGCTGCAGCTTGTGAAGTAAAAGCAATAACTCCATCGCTATCAGCTGTTGTAGGTGTTGAGCCTGTACTAGCTGTTAATAGAGCATTTACTACGGCTGTATCAATAGTAGTTAGGTACGCATTTTGTAGCTGCTGTGTTAGCTCTGCATAGAAGTTTGGATCTGAACGCTCTAGAAGTTCGATCGAGATCGTACCCATACCTGAGTACTTCTGGACTGTGCCAGTTAGATACGCGCTCTGCATATCTGTATTCGATACTGCGCCGTTTTCTGCCTCTACTGTAACAGTAGGTGCTACGCCTGTACCGCCGCCTGCAGCTGTAACAAGTGATGGGACGTTAATTGTCATACCCTGTGCTGGCAAAACTCCCTGTGAACAAGCATCGATCGCAGGTGTACCAAAACGAGTATTAGTTACAAATTCTTGTAGGTACTGTGTTGGATTAAATGCAGGGTTTCCAGCAAAATCATCTGCAGCAGTTACGTAGAGCTTTGACTCATCGCTACCTAGTGCAGCTTTAATCTTATGCTCTGTGTATGTTGCCATAGATACGATTGGTGTACGTAGTCTTTGAGAGTCAAGGACTGACGGACGAATAATCTTACGAGCAGCTTCGACTTTTTCAGCCTCGGCCGGTGCATCTACCGGGGTTTCCTCCGGTGTATTTTCTGGGGCTGTAGTCACAGCTTCCTCGCTTTCGGTTTCTGTTTCGGTTTCGATCTCTACGATAGTCGTAGAAATAGTTGTAGTTTTTTCCTTTGTGCTAGTTGCAGCTTCGAGCGCGGCTCGTGCCGCTGCAATATCAGTTACGGATGCGCTAGAAAAGGCAGCGCTCTCGACGAGCGATACCTCTTTGAGGACCGCCGCCGTAACGAGCAGGTAGTCACCCATTGGCTTAGAGGCGGTTACATCCACCCCTACGGATAAGCCGGAAACTAGGTTCTCCTGCGCTAATACGAGTGCATCTTGTCCTCGAGTGCTACTCGAAAGCTTAAACGATCCGTACACGCCCTCTGTTGAGTCACTAAAACTAATAGCGCGACCTACGGGCTTATCCTGTTGATGCTGCATAAGTAATTTAATTTTTGTAGCTTCGGCATAAGTAATTGAGCCTCGCTCAAACATAACAGGCCCGGCGGATGTGTGACCGATCTCGCCATATGGTGCAACAAGTCCCGATACGATGCGGCGCTCTGTATCTGCGGCTTGGATCTCTTGACTAAACGTTAGTAGCACTTGCATCTCCCAGCGGTGTTAGTTGCTCCATAGAGCGAGCTTGCTCTACTGAAATTAAATTTAGGTTTAACATTTTCTCGATAATATCTAAACGATCTTTAGCATCAACGCGCAAAAAGGTATCGTCTACCGCGAAACGCACTTGATTTTGGCTATTAGTTATGTCGTTCATTGATAGACGATCCTCGATTGCAGAGATGTAAGGCTGCAAAGAATAAGCGACAAACTCTTTACGTCCGTCTAAAATATTTTGATATGTCATTGAGTTATTCATATCGGCAGAAATGTAATAGGCCGGCACGTTCATAGCGCGAGCAATTTCAGTTGCTAAATATTGCGATGCTTCGTTATACATCATATCGCGAGGACTAAAGCCGATATTTTCTGCCGTCAAAGTCGAGGTTAAATATGCCGTACTACGATTTTTTCTCGCTGAGTTCCATCCAGCTAATAAACCTTGGATCTGTGTCTCAGGTAAATCGGCCCCGTTATTTTTCAATATTGTGGTAGCCATAGGCGTGGCGGCGCTAACAGATGCAGCTCTTTGTATATCCCAAGCTGCTTTAATAGTCGTACCTGCGGTTTGTAATACTCCAGGAATTAACGATTGGAAAGTAACAAGCGATCCGATACCGCCCATAGGTACAAGCTGACCATCTACAAAATAATCTTTAACTTCTGTACCGTATTGGTTAGTCGTATATGTAACGCGATTATTAGCTACCCACTCAAAACCACTAGGCCGTCCATCGTCCGCGTACAAAGATGTAACGCGCCAATATGCAACCGAGTAAAAAATTAGTGAGTCTACAGTTGCGGCAATAGTTACGCTTCGAGGTTGGCGCTGATCGGGTTGCTCTAACCAAACTGGAGATCCTAATTTTTCGCCTGTAGATTTTTTATATAATGCTAAATCGATCGATGAGATTACTCCTGCTACTAGGTTTCTACAGCGGCTAACGCTTGCTACCTGTAAAGCAAAGTTACGATCAATACCTATGCCGTTATATCCGAAAGCGCTATTAGTATTAAATGATCCGTAACCGTAAGTAGTATCCATTACCGCCGGGGCATACTGAGCCTCTACTGTCTGCTTTTCAGCTGACTTAAAACCAAGCGTTTGTAATAGTCCCATAGTCTCCATTTTCCCATAATGTCAAGCATAAGTACGGCTATCTGCCGCGTGTCTAAACGTAAACTTTAGCCTCGGCCATTGGTTGATTAAGGATATGTACGACCATCGATAAACCGATAGCGATGTCTACAGGTCCAGCCGATTTACGCCGGACGATACGCCAACTATCCGGTGACTCTTTTGCGGCGCAGTTTCCCATATGAGTAACGAGTGCATCTTGCCCCGAGTGTACGAGTCTTTTATTGGCCAGACTTTCGTATAAGTCCCCTGAGGCCTGATAACCCTTTTGCCCTGAAATATCGATCGTTTGTATTCCATTAACCTCGATGCGTTTGGCTATTGAGGCAGTCGTGTACTTGTCGTAAGCGACCTGCCGTGGATAGTAAATTTTGCACCATTTGGCAATAGCGTTAGCTACGAATAACTCATCGATAGATACGTCCGAGTGAAAAGTCTCAAGGACTGCCACACCGATACGACCATCGGGAAGTACTTGGCCCATAACGAGCGAACCGTCTCTACGACTCGGGCTAACATCAAAGGCAAAGATAGTAAGAGGCCCGGGTACTAACTTAAGATCCTTATCACCGGCATCCTCAACAGACATATGAGGCCACGGGCTGGCCGAACTGCTGACCCATTGGCATAACATTTCAGTTTTAGTAGTCTCGATAGGTTGAGTAGCTACGGCTTCCTCGAGGGCTTCCTCGGTAACGGTATAACCCAGAGCAGGGTTAGCCATAGCCCAAGCGGCACGATCTGTAATTTTTGCAAAAGGTGGAGCGCTGTACTCGTAGTAGCCAAATGACTTAGGCGGCGTACTGCGAGCGCGCTCGACCAGATCATTAAGCACGGTCGAAAAACTATCGCCGGCGTTGCTAGTTAAAAGTGTTTGCGCGTTAGGCTTGGCACGTGTCGTAGGGGTAGCAGCCCTAAAACCTTCCTCGGAAATTTCACGGATTTCATCCACGTATAAAAATGAGGCGGTACGGCCTCTACTTCCGTCGCGAGTAGCTGCGACCACGTCGAGCCTATGTCCGTTTTTTAACTCGATCGACTCCGTGCCATTGGCGTAGCGGATCTGTTTAACCTGCCTGCTCAGCTCGGCCGAGCCCTCGATGGCGTAGGCCACTTGCCTAAAGGTGTCTAAAGCCATCGATCTATTAGAGGACATAATAAGCACGTTAGGGCTATCGAATAAAAACATATGCCCCAGCATCATCATACGCGCAAGATGAGTCTTACCCTGTTGCCTGCTGCATAATATTAAATTTGTTTTTCTGATAAACATC